TTAATGATCTTAGGGGAAGTGGAAGTATCGCTCAACTTAGTGATTTCGTTGTTGGACTCGAAAGAAATCAACAAGAAGAAGGTGAAACTACTGTTAGAATCCTTAAAGCAAGATATAAAGGCAGTTCAACAGGGGTTGCGGCTCGTTTATACTACGACAGAGAAACAGGAAGATTGAGAGAGTGTGAATATATTGATGAGGTGTTTTAAGTATGAACATAATATTTGACTTAGAAACTGATGGTTTACTTCCAGATGTCTCCAAGATCCATTGTTTAGCTATGACAGTAGAAGGAGCACAAGCTTCTCAGGTGTTTGCTAATGAAGATCAGTATGATAATTTAGAAGAAGCTTTGGGGTTAATGTCTAACGCTGAAGGCTTGATAGGACATAATATATTAGGGTATGATCTACCAGTATTAAAGAAGCTTTTAGGGTGGACTCCTAATAAGTCTACAAAGATAAGTGATACACTTGTGGTTTCACGGTTAGCTTACTCTAACATGATGACATTAGATGCTCAGAAGAAGCATATTCCTACCAAACTCTACGGTTCTCATAGTTTAAAAGCTTGGGGTTATCGTTTGGGGATGCTGAAGGGTGACTTCAATCATGAGACTACAGATTGGTCTAAGTTTACTGAGGAAATGGCAGACTATTGTGCTCAAGATGTTGGTATAACTTCTATACTTTTTGATCATTTATGTGACTCTGAGTGTGATCAAGAGGCAGTAAAACTAGAACATGAGTTTGCTTTTTTAATTCAAAGACAGATTGACAATGGATTTTCTTTTGATGTTAAGAAGGGAGAAGAGTTATATATAAGGCTTCTCAAACAACAGGAACAGATTGGTAATAAGTTAAAGAAACGCTTTGGTAGTTGGTATCGAGACTTAGGAAGTTTTACTCCTAAGAAAGATAACAAGGCTAGGGGTTATACGGCTGGTCAGAGTTTTAACAAGGTGGAGAAGGTGGACTTTAATCCTAACAGTAGAGATCACATAAGTTATAAGCTTCAGAAAGATTATGATTGGAAGCCTAAAGACTTTACTCCTAATGGTAAACCTAAAATTGATGAGACAGTTTTAAGGTCTTTACCCTATCCAGGTTGTGATGAGTTGTTCAATCACTTCCTTCTATCTAAAAGAATTTCTCAACTAGCTGAAGGTGATAATGCTTGGTTGAAGCTGGAGAGAGAAGGGAGAATCTTTGGTAGTGTTAATACCAACGGAGCTATTACTGGAAGATGTACTCACTCCTCTCCTAATGTAGCTCAAGTTCCTGCTATTTATAGTCCTTTTGGTAAAGAGTGTAGAGAATTATTCAAAGCTTCTAAAAATAAGGTGTTGGTGGGGTGTGATGCTGACGGCCTAGAGCTTAGAGCTTTGGCAGGATACTTAAAGAAGTATGATGGTGGTAAGTATGCTACTGCTGCTGTTGAAGGAAACTCAAAAGAGGGGACTGATATTCATTCTATTAATCAAAAACTAGTAGGTTTAAAGTCACGAGAGACTGCCAAGACATTTTTTTATGCTTTTATATATGGAGCAGGAAATGAAAAGCTAGGTAAGATCTTAGGGACTAATATTCGAGGTGGTAAACAAGCTAGGATGAAGCTATTAAATGGTGTTGATGGTTTACTAAGGTTAACTGAAGCTGTCAAACAGGCTTACCGTAGGCGAGGGCATCTTATTGGGCTGGATGGCAGAAGCCTCCATGTGCGGTCAGAACACTCTGCTTTAAATACTCTCCTTCAGAGTGCAGGAGCCATCTTAATGAAAACAGCTCTGATTCTCTTAGATAAAAGATTACAAATGTTGGGGTTAGAACCTGGAGATGACTATGAATTTGTAGCTAATATCCATGATGAATTTCAAATTGAATGTAAGGAGAGGTATGCCAAAAAATATGTCGGACCACAAGCGGAAGACGCAATTGCACGAGCTGGAAAATACTACGAATTTGGATGTCCTCTTAGTGGAACGTCTAAAATTGGAAGAAATTGGTCTGAAACACATTGATACCTTTTATAAACTTACAAAGTTTTGTAAAGGTTTTCATGACTTTTTACTTTCTAAAAATCCCTATACCAGAAAGGCCACTGGTTATGATGCCTACAGGTATCAAGTAAGAATGTATATTTTAGGTTTATTAAGGAACTTTACTTGTGAGCACTGTAATAAAACAGACTTAAAAAGATCTTTACATTTTCATCATATTAATCCAAAGAAGAAAAAGTTTAGAATTTCTAGAATAGGTCAACGTAATTTTATATTAGGTTTAAAAGAATCATTGAAGTGTATATATTTATGTGACGAGTGTCACTACCAAGAACATTTAAAGATGGGAGATTATTATGGGTACTTTGAGACTATTGATAGATGGAGATATCCTTACATACAAAACTTGTTGGGCAGTACAGACAGTAGCTCATTGGGATGATGGTATTTTAACAACAGCTACTAACGTAGAGCAATTAAAAATTCAGGCTGATTTTATGATTCAAGAGTGGCAAGAGAAGTTAGGAGAAGGAAGAGATGTTGCTACTATTATTTGTTTTTCAGATAGAGCAAATAATTTTAGACGAAAAATTTTTCCTGATTATAAGTTAAACCGAAAAGATCAGAAGAAGCCTCTAGGATATAATCATCTGGAGACTTATCTTAAAGAACACTACGTTACTAAGACTCAACCCATGTTAGAAGCTGATGATGTCTTGGGCATCCTTGCTACTGATGGAGAGTTTGATAGGAATATAATTATTTCTATTGATAAGGATATGCTCACGATTCCTTGCGAGTATTATAATATGGATTCAGAGATCACTGAGATTATAGATGAGAAGATGGCTGATCATATGTTTTTCTTCCAGACTTTGACAGGAGATTCAGTAGATAATTACAAGGGGTGTCCAGGTGTAGGACCGAAGAAAGCTACAGAACTCCTATTAAATAAAGGGGTTAAGTGGCAGACTATTATAGATGCCTACGAGAAGGCAGGATTAACTGAAGATCATGCTTTAACTCAAGCTAGAGTTGCTAGAATTTTACGGACTAAAGATTATAATTTTGAGAAAGAGGAGATTAATTTATGGAGTCCTTCAACGAAAAGGTAAAGGTTTATAATATGATAAAAAAAGATGTGTCTCCACCACATTATGCAAGGTGGGCTATTGAACCTGTCAGTTTTATTATGAGAAATCAGATTCCTTATGCTGAGGGTAATGTGATAAAGTATGTAATGAGGCATGACATGAAGGGTGGGGCTAGAGATATTGATAAGGCAATCCGCTATTTAGAAATGATTAAAGAGGTGCAATATAATGAAAAGAGCTAGTGAAACACCAGTTTGTGACCACTTAAAATATTTAATGGTAATGAAAAATGTTCAGGTTGATGATTGTTATTTTGATGAGTTGTATGGTATTGAATGTGGTTATGTACCAGATGAACAAAATGGTTTGACTTATCGGGAGAATGCAGGAGATGAATAAAGTTAAAGAGTTTCACGAGAAAATGTCATTAGCTATAGATCAGCCTTTTAGTAAAGAGCTACTTGAGTTTAGGATGAAGTTGATCTTGGAAGAGGTACAAGAGTTAGCTGAGGCTGGCTTTAGGTTAGAAGGAAACATAGACCAAGGAGAAATTTATGTTATGCTTCAAGATTTCCTGAAAGAAATGTGTGATGTGGTATATGTTCTTAAGGGAACTGCTGTTTCTTTTGGAATGGATTTTGATAAGGCATACAATCTCGTACATAAATCTAACATGAGCAAGTATCCTTTCACCAAGTGTGAACATGGGAAAGTATTAAAAGGAAAAAACTATAAACCACCTGTCTTAGAGGAGTGTATATGAACAAACCTTCTGTTAGAGCACAAGTCATCACAAGGAGGACTTATAATAGACCTTTAGATGACAAGGATGAAGTCTATGAGACTTGGGAACAAACTATAGACAGAGTGATTGATCACCAGAACTGGCTTTGGAATAGAGCTGCTGGTACTGAGTTTGGGATAGGACCAGAACTGAAAGAGTTACGTCAGCTCTTGTTAGAACGTAAGGTCATGGTGTCAGGTAGGACTTTGTGGTTAGGTGGAACTGATGTAGCCAAGAAGAGGGAAGCTAGTCAGTTTAATTGTGCTCATTTAAAAGTGGAGACTATCCATGATGTTGTTGACTCTTTGTGGCTCTTGTTA